TAATTGTTCAAACGATTGTGTTAATAATCTCTCTTTTTCATCGATAGTCATTTGCTCAATCATATTTTGGATATAATAACGATTATTCACATTATATTTACCTCTCATAAAATCTAAAAAACCTAATGTATCTTTTCGACATATAATTAAATATTCATATTCATTATTTGATGGATTCCATCTAACCGCAATGACTCCAATACTTATTATTGGTAATTTACAATGATAAAAATGATGCCCTTGTTTTCCACAATTATTACAATAATTATGAATAGTTGGACTTGGATGAATATATGTGGTTTCTTTTTCTATCTTTTCCTTTTCTTTCATATCTTTTTCCATAGTCAATAACAACAATTTATTATACATTATGTCTTTAATTCTTTACACTATTTATATTTCTCTCATTTTTTACACTTTACACTTTTTTCATTACACCGACCGAAAAGAAAAATTGAAATATATATTTGATTATTCTTATCGAAAATAATAATAATAATCCACTGACATTCAACATAATCAATCAGACAAAACCATGGAATATAGTGCTTATAGTTATGAACATATTGTTAGATACAATATTGAATTCAACCCTGAAATGCTAATATTTGGAAGAAATCTTTCCGATAGTTCGATTGAAATGTTCATAAATCGATTGCCAAATAACATAAAACGACTCGATTTATCGGGACACGGACTAAATCACATTCCGGACCTGTCGAGATTTACCAATTTAATTGAATTGAATTGTTCTTGTAATCAATTGAAAGAATTACCACGATATAGTGATACTGTTGAAATATTGAAATGTGATACAAATAAATTGAAAAAGTTGCATAATCTAAATCACAACCTAAAAGAATTATTTTGTGATAATAATCATTTGACCGAATTGCCGGAATTCAATCAAAATCTAGAAAAATTATCGTGCTTCAATAATTATTTAACTTCAATACCTGTCCTAAACCAAAAATTACAACATCTCGATTGTTCATGCAATCGAATTACAAAATTACCTCCATTACATTCAAATTTGAATCGATTATACTGTGGAGATAATTTGCTAACTTCATTGCCTGTTTTGAATAATTCACTATATGTTTTGTGTTGTGAAAATAATAAATTAACTACATTGCCTGTCCTACCCAATACTATCGATGTTTTCAGATGTAATCAAAATCCCCTTTTTGAAATTATGTTCGATAATGAGGCAAATAATCCATTACTATTTACTTTAACTGATATTTATAGTGTGAATATAATCAATCAAAAAACACGTGTGTTAAATAAATTCCGTGATTTGTATTATTCATTGAAATATAAGAAACAATTAAGAGATTGGTTGTGGATTCGTGTGAGAGAACCGAGAATTAAATTACAATACTGTCCTGAAATATTGAGAGAAATGTTGGGACAGAATGAAAAAAACGATTTGGATGAAATACTATCAGGATGGTGTAAATAATCTCTCTGTATAAGTCAATGAAACTGGTGTGTATCGAGATAATCCCTTCTTTATCATAATTGTTTTGGAAAATATATTATTTTGGAAGGGCTATAGGGAGAAAAAGAAAAAGAAAAAGAAAAAGAAAAAGAAAAAGAAAAAGAAAAAGAAAAAGAAAGTCACAATGATTTCTTTTTTATAGAGGATATAGTTATCCCTACAAAAGCCTAGTTACTCCTTACCATCCGACCAAAGGGAGGATGGTAATATGGCACACTTCGTGTGCCTAAGGAGGTGGTAATTCGATGCGCACCAGCTTGCGCGGTGCGCATCTTATGGAACGTAGTTCCTCCTAAAATTGAAACACTTTTTTGTAATTTACATTGAAAAGTATTCAATACAACAACACGATTATCAAACCGACTTACCGACCAACTGACTAACAAAATGGCTGCTAAACACACTTATGCTAAGATTAATGGTGCTACTGCTACTACAAAGTCTATCTTTGTTGGAGCCGAATTCGATGCTAACACATTAGTTGTGAATACAACTGGAATTTACGCAACTTTCTGTGATGGAAAGACAATCGGACACATTGCTGTTGAAGATATGGCATTAAACGAAACTGGTCAAAAATTCTTCAAGGAAGGAAAGGTTCATATGAAGTTCAAGAAACAATTCAGAGTAAGAGTCAAGAGTGTCGATTCTACTGTGAAATTAATTGGAACCGGCTCCAAGATGTATGACCTTGAAGTTATCTAATTATTGTGGAAAAAAGAGAAACAGAAAATATGAAAAGAGAGAAAAAGAAATTGTGGAAAGAAAAAGAAATTATGGAAAGAGAGAAAAAAATTATGGAAAAAGAGAAAAACAAAACAAAACAAAATAAAACAAAACAAAATCCGTGGCCCTACAACAAAAAATGTTATTTATTAACATTTCTTGTTTTTTTATTCCCTGTTTTTTTATTCCCTGTTTTTTTATTCCCTGTTTTTATTACTAACAATACTTATAATTGTCCTATTTGTTTATTCGAGAGGTTTGCGAGAGTAGTCAGCCTCATAAGTGCTCTGGTTCCATGGTCCAACATCCTGTTTGGCGATAACAGGGTCTGCTCTAAGTTGTAAGTTAGCATTTTTCATAGAAGAACCAATACTGTCAATACCGTAGTGATATCCGGCGGCTAATAAATCACCATTCAACACATTACCAGCACTCATAGTACTAGGATTCAATGCGGCCCACTCACTGTTAGAATCTGCGGGTAATAGGTCGCTGGGATTAGCAGTTGGTTTGGTCTCATATCCACTAGGAGGAGGAACACTTGGTGTTGCTGCACCACTTTGAGTATGGTCAGCAGGTGCTTGACCGGTTTCACCAGTCTCCATACCATCCATAATTAATCCTTTATTGCCACTGTAAGAAACAAGGAACCATGCTAAAACAATGAAAACAATCAAAATAAAAACACGTTGAGGAGAGGCAAATTTTGAAAAACCATTATAAATATCTTTAAGCATTGACATTTTTGATATATATCAAGATATACATTACGTTATCAGGGGTTTACACACTCATTTATTTTTATTGTGATTTCCAGTTTTTTATTCAAATTCTTGATTTTCATAATCGAAATTTTCATCCTCATCATCTTCTTCATCCTCGTCTAAATCATCCAACATATACATATTTTTGATTCGTTTCGCTTCTAAAAAAGCAGAAATTGCTAAAGATTTTGCCAATTTTGCCTTTCTCTTGGCAGTTTGATACATTTCATAATACATTTCTTTTTTGTCTTTCAATTGAATTATCGTCGTTTCATCTACTATTTCAGGTAATTCAAACTCTGTCATAATACTATCATCTTGATGTATCTGAGTATTTGACAAAACAATTGGTTCTATGTCATTTCCTAAAGTTTCCTTGGATTCTATTTTTACCATTGGTTCTTCTATTGTTTGTCCTATTTCTACATTTGGTTCTTTAATTATTGTCTCTTCAATAATTGGCTCTTCTTTTGTATATGTTATTTTTTCAGCAACATCATAAGTTATTTTATCATTATCAACAGTATATTCATCAGTGTTATCAACAGTGTTATTAATTGTATTTTTATCAATATTATTAGAATATGTTGTCGATGATGATTTAGTTGTCTTAATAATACATCTCTCAAATAAATTCTTAGGTGTTAAAACCATTATTTGTTTCATTTCTAACTCGATTTGAAAACTTTTGGCGCTACATCTTATACCTTGAACTTCTAAAATAGTAATCATTTGTGTGTTTTCATTAATAGCATTCACTGTTAAATCATTTTCATTTTCATCATATATTTTCAAAAGTGGTTGGTCTTGTATTTTACAGTCAATACTACAACGCACTAAATAGAATTTTCCGGATTTAAAAATACGAATTGGAGAGGTAAAATAACTCTCAATATCATCGCGATTCAGTTCGACTTCAAACCACTTATCTCTCTTTGTATAAATTAATTCCTGACAACGAGATTCTAATAATTCTATCCATTGAATAAAATCACTATTTTCACCGGTAAACATTAATTCCGAATACATTTTTTTCCCCGATTTTATGATTCCTTGTTTGGTTTTACACGTAGGGGTTTGAATATAGACAGGCAATTTACCGGAGATTTGAAGTTTGCTAAAATAAGTCCCACCTGGCATAAGAATTGGATTGGTAAGTGTTAGCATATCAAATGGAAAATTAGCATCAGTTTCATATATTTCAGACATTGGCTATTAGTAGGAGACGCGATTTCTTTTCAATAATGTTTTCCGCGGATAAAACAAAATATGTATGATGTAGTTAAAGAAGTATTTAAAAATGATACTGTGAAAAATGAAATCAAAAACGCATTGAAATCCGTCGGTGGATTTATCTACAGTGAATTATATTTCTATGTATTAATTGTCGCGATTTATTGTGGATTATTATTCTTATTTGTTTTAGGAATTCTTATCTATTTACTAAGTATTAGTCGCAAATTAAACCAGTTAAGATTTGAATACGCACACTTGTGTGCGAATTCAAATATGTAACTCGGTAACTTACTTGAAGGAGCTAAACTGCGTAGCAGTTGATTCTTCAAGGGTGTACACCTTTGCACATTTAAAACGCCGATGAGTTCTACGAACTCATTAAGCGTTTTAAATGTTGCGAAGGTAATGTTACTTTACGCCGATAAAAATTCCAATTAATGGTCAATATTTTGCCTATGGCAAAATATGACTTATTAATCGGCATTTTAAAGGTGTAAAGGTGTAAACCATTATATCGCAATGACACAGACTTCATTATAATAAAATGTTAGAATAATTAAAAAGGGTGTAAAAATTTGTCTTAATCATTATTAGTTATTCGGATACATACCCGGACCTTAGACAAATGACTTATTACTTAATGCCCCACGTAAATCACTCTCTTATTCAAAATTTAGAGGTTGTTTCCAAAAACGACAATTCTCTAGATGAACCATTCATTTCTAATTCTATGTATAATTATCTTCAACAAATCAAGGACAAGATTAATAATCGCAATGGAGAATGGAATATCTATAAGAAATTCACCAATCCCTATGAGTTTATCCACACAAATCTATACCGAAAAAGTGTATGTAAATACAAACCAATCTCTCGTGCCTATTTCAAAATGATAGAAATATTAAATACATTTCCTATGTCATTTTGGAAACAACCATCTATTCGTACGTTTTCATTGGCAGAAGGACCCGGTGGATTCATCGAAGCCATTATTCATACACGTATTCTTAGTCGCAGTCAATGTCGATTTACCGATATTGATAAAAATCGGTCAAATACATTAACTGATTCTTTTTTCGGTATGACAATTGAAGATATGAGTAATGATACTGTCCCTGGTTGGAAGAAAATCCGAGATTTCCTACATAACTATCCGAATATTATTTTGGAAAAAGGAATCCGTGGTAATGGTGACCTGTTAGAACACGCGAATTTCTTACATATACGAGAGAAATATGGTGGAACTATTGATTTTGTAACAGGCGATGGCGGTTTCGATTTTTCCGGTGATTTTAATCATCAAGAAGTAAATATTGTCCAATTATTATTCATACAAGTATTATATGCGATTATATTACAAAAACAAGGCGGTAGTTTCGTTTTGAAAATGTTCGATTTTTTTCATAAACACACGGTCGATATTTTATATTTGCTGTCGAGTTTATATAATTCTGTGAATATTTTTAAACCTTGTACAAGTCGCCACGCAAACTCGGAAAAATATATAGTATGTCAAGGTTTTAATGGGAATCAAGAACATTGGTTTCCCATTATTGAACGTGCATTCTTAAATGCTGTCGAAATCAAATCCGCGAATTATGCGTCCATTTTAAATCTCGATATTCCTCTCTATTTTTACAATAAAGTCGAAGATATGAATTCACTTTATGGACAGATACAAATCGACACGATTTCTGCCACATTGGCATTAATGGACTCTCCAGTGAGGAAAGAAAAAACAGAAGTCTATGCCAAAACAAATAATCAAAAATGCGTAGTTTGGTGTATGAAATATGGATATGAATATTATCGACAAGACAAACAACGCATTAATGGAGACCACGACGTACACGGCTCAGGCAATCATTCGGATAGTAGTAATGATGAATTTACACGAGGAATAATGATGGATATATAAGAATATATCCATAATAGGTGGGGATATATGTATAAATATCCATAATAGGTGGGGATATATGTATAAATATCCCTAACCTAGAATAAATATTAGATATGTATATAGTATATCTAATATGAGTAGCAACTCAAATTCCTTATTAATTAATAATACATTTAGTGGAATTTCGTCAGATGGTACATATCAAACAATTATTATGCGAAAACCGAATTCTATTTATGGATATAAGTTATATTGTTCTCAAGACGCCGGAGAGAATTGGAAAATAACCGAAATTAGCGCATTATTGGTTATGTATATTGTTGTGTTTAAACCGACAGATAGTGGGACACAAGAAACACTTCTTGGTGTATTTAGACGCGAAGAACAAGCCATACGATTCCTATCCGAAAGACGTGCAAATCTTGGATTAGACCCAGCAAATGACCCTACACATTCTGTTGATAAATTAGTGGTTCATGGAAATCAGGTCCAACCAATGATTACTATGAATAATTGTGGACAGAAACAATTATTGATTTATGATGGAATCATTATGAATACAGTAGATGGTGGTATATCTTGGGTTGTATCAAATCCTGAAATCTTTGTTGGAATCAAAAAAGACGGCAAATGTGCGTTGATTTATGCGAATGATAGTTATAAAAACCACGATGGTGTTCCATTATCCTATACTTTCCGAAAAATGGTCTATTATGGTGGTTATTATCAATAATTTTTAGTGTTTTTTACATTTTTGTCTCTCTAAATATTCCTGTCTCTCTATATATTCTGGAAAACAAATATGGATTTATCGACTTCCACATATGCTGGGTCGCGGTCGTGTCTCGATATCCAAAACGCATATCTGTCATCGATTTGTTCCGCATCAAATCCTATACAATATTGAATTCCAATCTTACAGAAATGAAATACTTGACTATGTTTTACCGGTTTCATATCCGTATCAAAAATCACTAACATATGATAATATTCCAATGTTGTGGCAACAGTTGGATGCTCACAATAATGGACAACCGCTATAAAACTATTATGGAAAGGATCATAAACCGGCACCGATGAACCTCTCACCTTCCTGAAAAAAGAATTCTGTAAATCATATTCTGTTTGAATTTCTAATTGCTGGGTTTGCCAATTCACTGTACCGATCTGATAAGGATCCCAACGATATATAAATTGTTGATACTCCCACGAAGATTCAATCGGTATCCAATTCTTCTCACAAGCAGTATCTGTCGGTGGTTCTATTATTGCTCCTGAATCAAACATACACATATCCGCATTATAGTCTCCCACCATAATGCGTAATTTACCTGTCGGATGATGCGATTTATTTGTACAAACATATTTCATATTTCCCTGAATATCATTGAAAATACGTACATCTTCATATCCTTGAATCGTCGTATCCATAATCGGCATATCTCTCGTTATCATTCCATCCCACGCTTCATTGGAACTTAGGATAGTAGTGAAATCTTCGGATAAAACAGATATCACATTTTTAGTAACTAAATGTCCATTTGGATGATGGATAATATAACGACCATATTTGTCCAATTCATAATTTACATATCGCGTGTTTAATATCGGTTTCCCCTCTCCATAGGATTGAATACAATGTGACGATGATGATGGTTGAAATCCTTCGAACTTTGGGAGATTATATTCTATTAGTTTTGTATTAGCCATATCTACAACACCTGTCGAATATAAATGACTGGGAATATAAAGGATAGAATCGTCGTGGTCAGCATGATACCAATTGATTTTCCATAATGCGTGAGTTTCCAACCAAGCCCAGAAATTTACCTCCCACGGTAAAACATTATATACTTGCATAAAAGGAATAAAATGGGATTTATAATGAGAGAATAATTCTTGGAATCTTTTGGCGTGTCCTAATAAGAATCCACCGCAAAATCGCCAATTAATATGATTCGCAATTGTTTCTTGTCCTTGGTCTTTATTCCAACAACCAGGATTCGCCAAGAATTCGGTTTTCCAAGGCAGTCTGGAAATCGTTCTCATATACGCTGAACTACGTGTTTTTTGTTTGAATATATGACAAAGATTAAAATCAATCCAAGAGAAATAATCCGTTGAAAATGGATTTTCATCAATTGCCATTGTCATAAATTCGACTTTCATATTCATCAATGTTAAGAACAAATGCGTATCTTTGACTTGATTTCTTGCTGTAGGGAGTTCATTACGCCACGGCAGACAGGCTTGATACATCCATGTATCCATATAATTCACAACTCTTAATAAAACATTCGGATAACTAGAAAATTGGATTTGAAATTCTTGATAAATATCTTGACTGACGTAAAGAATAATCGGCACATCTTGTTTTGCTATATTTATAAAATTATCGAATCTCCAATTGTGGGTTTTATGGGATTCTTTACATTGAATATTGATAAAACAGGAAACATAGGTTAAACTAAATGGATGGAATTCTGTCATTAATTTTTATTGTTATTGTTTATTGTTAATACTTATTTTTTATTTCTACTTACAACGTGAGAGATAAAAATATAGAAATATAGATTCAAGTATAATTATCAACTAACAGTAAAAATGAGTAATCAATCTATGTCTATTACAAAAGCATTAGTCGAGTTAAAAGTTCTTGATAAAAGAATTCAAAAAGCAATTGATGAAATTGTATTTATTATGTATAAGACGAAAACCAAAAATTTCCAAGTATCAGAAGAAGAATTTCGTAAATCAACTATTGCTAGTTATCAATCTTTGAATGATATGATCGAGAGACGCGACAAAATCAAAAATGCGATTGTCACTTCAAATTCACAGACAATTGTTGAAATCGCTGATATGAAAATGACAGTTGCCCACGCGATTGAATACAAAAAAACCGTTTTTTACAAGAATTTGATTCTGGATAAAATGCGTGAACAACGACGTATCGTTATTTCAGAAGCAGAAAACCATAAAATTCGTGTCCAATCGAAAATCGATGAAAATATTCGTGTTTTATGTGGAAAAGACGGAAAACCAGACGCAAATACAATTCAAATAGTTACTGAGAGTATTACTAAATCAGACCCTATCGACATATTTGACCCTTTACAATCAGAAAAAGAATCCAACCGTCTTGATGATTTTGTGTCTGAATTTGCCAAAAACATTGATGTTGTATTAGCAGAATCAAACGCCAGAACAATCATTGACTTATCCCAGTAAATTTATATAAAGAAAAAAGGAAAATAACAAATACCCACCAAATTATACGAAACTCTTATCTACAAATGAAACCGCTTCTGTTATTCTCGGTTAATGAATAACGACATTAAAATGGAAATTATATTATAAAAAATAAGTTAGCAAAATAACTTATTATCGATTCAAATCTCAACTTATAACAATTATCATATTCATTCATTATTACATTTATCTATCTCATTATCACAATTATCTATGTCATTATCACAATTATTTTATCGTCATCGTTCTATCAAATCCGTGTAAAAGGTCTAATGGCTGTATCATTTCAGCCGATAGGATACCTCACGGCTGTATTTATTTGGTGGGTCACAAAAAATACGAAACAACGAGTTCGTATTTTTTACTTATAGATTTTTTTATTTATTCATTTATTGTTTATGTTTGATATTTTTTCTTATAGTTTATATGATAAAATTCCAGTTTGGAACCATAATAATACTTGGGTTCCTACATGACTATAATGATAAAGTGGTCGCAATTGTTTCATACAACCAAATAATACAACAATTGTAAATAATCCGACTTTTTGCCATATCTCGGTCTCAGGATGGACCAACATTACGATATTGTCAAAAAATATAGGAAGTAAATGAGGAAACAATATATCAAAACTATTCAGGTTCATCATTGATTTTCCGTGCATATAGTGAAGCAGGAAACGTTGGTTAAATTGTAAATAACCGACAATATGTATAATTGTACTTAAAAGAAATAAAAATATTTGGTCTTTTTGTGTAAAATCTGTCCAAGCCAAAACCACAAGCAAACAACGCAATTGAATCGCAAATGAATCATTTACAAAAGACTCAACGAGTGTCGATTCTCCTAATGGCAACAACACATGGTTATCGGTAAAATTCGGATGTTCTAATTCGCTGGCGACACGTGATTCTGATTTATATCGTTTCAAGTATTGTCCTGCCTCATAATGATATTGATGACTATGAGTCGCCAAATTCACAATACCTATCATATCAAAAAGACCACTGTAAAATTGCCTATAGTTATTGCGAAGAATTCGTCCGTGATAATTAATTCCAGCGATAAAAATATTAAGATAAAAAGTATATTCCAAAATCAATTCGCTTGTGATTGCGTGTTCAATTGTCGCCCATTTGGCCATTAGTTTTTTTGTGAATGTTTTCAAAATCAAGGAAAACCAATATAAATTCAGGATAAAAAAGGTAAAAGTTGTTCCATAAATCCACACAATCGCAAACGGTTGTGATTTCGAAATATTAAAATTCGATAGACAATATAATTCTGGTTCTAATAATGCGTTCTTAAAATACAATACAATTCTTATCCAAATAAAAGACACGACGAAAGCATATTCATTCAAGGGTTCGAGCATTTGTGTGACCGTTGATTTTGCCGGCGATTGATTTATGTATTTGAATATATGTCGTAATGCCAAAAAGAATGTACTTAACTCGGAACGGATTAATTCAACCATGAAAAAATGAGTTTTTGTTAAATCCACATTGTATATGCCTTGGAAAATACGGAAACTAATCACAATAAAATGATGAAACCAAATTTCAGGCGAACTAGTAAAAGCCAAATCGATAACACAATGCACAAATGCCAAGTTCGCGCCGGCATATAACATCGATTTATCATCGCGTATCCAATAATTTGCGAGAACTAATCCGGCGGAAATACTTACAACTAATGATGTAATATTTCTCCACCATTCAATAGTATTATTTTGCGGTTTTTTTTCAGTCATACTGTCGTGACTCGATAGTATCAGTTAGATTATAGTCTGACACTGATTCTATATTATTTCTATTTATTTGGATAATGACTTGGTATTGTTCGTTTTTCTGCGTGTGAACCGACTCCTTAATTTATGTGTTTTACTACGCACACGAGTTTTTACACGTGTATTTCCAGTATTATCACAATAGCCCATACAAGAACTAATAATAATTTCACATTCATTCATCGGTATATCTGAATAATCATCCTCTAATTTGTATATAATAGCAATAAATAAATCACGAATTGGCAAATAACGTGTTTCCCCGTCTTGGCTCAAATCAAAAATATCGAGTAATTCGGCTTGTGTCCATAAAGGAACTATTTTATTATCTCTACAAAAATAAACATTTCTCAATCTGTCTTTTGGTCGATTCGGATTAAACTCAAAACGCATATTATCGACACTTATATGTTTTTCAAATTGACTATTGGAGAGATTTTTTGCGTTTGAAACAATATCATATGGATATAATCGATGCTTTCCTTCACAAATTGAATTTATTTCAGGAAGTGTATTTCTACATTCGACAATCTCTCCTGGTTTCGCATAATATTTGAGAGCCCCAAATGGAAATGGAACTATTTTTTTTTCATTGCGATATACACGTCCGTGAGTGTCAATAATAATCTTATAAGGAAAATTATGACGACTCTTTTTTGGATTGTATTCTGTCGGTGTATTTTCTCTCGACGATTCTGAAGAGGATATATCCGATTCTTCATTTTTAGATGATGACAGTCGATTTAATGCTTCAAGCACTATTTGATTCGGGTCATTATCTTGAATAAACCGGTCTGGAATCGAATAATACATTTCTTTTAAATCGGATACCTGTTGGTGTATTGATTTTATCGCAAACATACACGACTCGGTATCAAATGAATTCTCATAATCTGTAAAATATCTCTCTAACTCTTTGATATAATTTGTATTTTTATTATAGGTATAATCTGAAAATTCTGCCATAATGAAAATATTTTACGTATATATTATAGCCCGATAATGTTTTTTCTGACAATTTTGAGAGAATATACACATACAACCCAGAGAAAATACACATAAAGATAAATACAGAATGAAAATCAATAAAACTCTAAATGTTAAATAAAAAATTAATTAAAAAAATATCAGTTCCTTCGAACTCTTTTCCACAACCAGTAAAATTGCCTCTCAATTATCAACGTGTAAAACAAGTCGATATACCTTCTTTCCAACATTTTCTGAAAAATATGGGAAATGATGTATATTTAACTCAAGAATCTACTGTTAATTATCAACCCTATGATGTCTGTTCATTTCAATATTATTATCCTCATTATAAGGTTTTTTTCGAAATGACTCCCGTGAATTGTAATCAAATCACATTTAATCATCGATGTCAATTAACCGGGTTCAATCGTGTTTATGATACTGTCCTTAAACGAGATATTGAAACCCCAATTTTCATTAAATTCGCACCTCTATTGGACCCTCTTAGATTCTTAACTGGAAAATATTTGGATGAACCAAAAACAAAAGTATTACCATCTCTAGATTCTACTTCTGAAACCTGTTATGATAAATTTTTAGATATTCACAATGCTTCTTATGTCGATTGTTTTTTCAGTTTTTTAGTCTCTCGCTATAAGGAAGAAACTGGATTTAAACACGGCATCGATTTTTATGGAACTTATATGGGCATTCAACGTCTTTATCGATATGATATGATTGATGATATTGAATATTTGAGAGAATCCAAAGTGTTTAATGAAAATCCAGGATTATATGAAATGGACCCTGAAGAATTAGCACTTGTTTTGGAGAAAGATGATGAAAACGATGATATGGATTCAGGAAATTCTAGGAAAAACAGAAAAGAATTAATTATCGGAGAGGAAAACACGATTGATTTGGGAATTGAAGAATTATTAGTGGAAAATTTGGATATTGATAACGCCGATAATATTGATAACAAACTTTGTGTCAATTTGATCGATTCTGTAAATTGTGAAAATGATAACGAAAAAATCGATGAAATCGTGGAAAACGATACAAAAAGTGAATGTGGTAGTTCTTCTTGTTATGAGAGCACAACAGATAATGATTCATCGTCGTTAAATTCGCTATCAGATAATGACAATGAAAGCGAAAATAGTGATAAAAGTGAAAATAATAAAAGTAGTAACAATGATAGTGATAGTAGTAGTGGTAGTGGTAGTGGTAGTGGTAGTGGTAGCAGTGACTGTGAATATAGTGACCCTAAACTCTTTGTTTATTTAAAAGATTTTCCGGTTCAAATGATATGTCAAGAGAGATGTGTCGATACATTGGATAATCTAATTGTCAATAAAATTATACAAACTGATGAAGAGATTGTTTCTGCTCTTATCCAAGTGATTATGATTTTAATCGAATACCAACGACAATTTCAATTTACTCATAATGATCTACATACATCGAATATTATGTATCAGAATACGGATGAACCGTTTTTAGATTATACAGTAGGCGGACAGAAATATCGAATTCCAACCTATGGTCGTATTTATAAATTAATCGATTTTGGTCGCGCAATTTATACTTATGAAGGTATGCGTTTCTGTAGTGATAGTTATTCAAAAGGTGGTGATGCATATAGTCAATATAACACAGAACCTTATTATAATCCGGAAAAAGAACGGGTTGAACCTAATTATAGTTTTGATTTATGCCGTCTTGCGTGTAGTTTATACGATATTATTGATGATGATTTTAAGGATTCAAGGGCTCTCGTGGATTTATGGATTCAAGATGATTTCGGAAAAAACGTATTATATAAACGAAATGGTGAAGAGAGATATCACGACTTTAAATTATATAAGATGATTAGTCGAACTGTTCATAATCATGTTCCATTTAAACAATTGCGTCATCCTGTTATCGCCAAATATAAAATATAATTCGAGGTTTATCGACAACATTTTGTTTCCCTATGTATATAGATTCATCCATATACATGGCACTTTGTACTCCAGCGTTTGTTTATTTAGTGATTTCTCTCATTTCCATTTTGTTTATGACAATGTTGAATTATGGTAATACCGATATGTATGTGGTTGGTAATTATAAACTTGCTGTCACCACTCTCTACATTATTATTATTGTGAAAATTCTCTCCGTGTTTTTCTGGACTTGGATTTTGAATCTGTTCTGTAAAGCAGGAGCAGGTTGGTTTTCTTGGGTTTTAGTTCTTTTACCTTATGTTCTTATGTTTGCTTTTATGGGAACAACTATGTTAGGATACTAGGACAACAATGTTAGGATACTAGGACAAATATGTATTCTATCCCGTTCATAGCATACTATAGATTCTCTCCAAATATGAATATGAACGAAATTGACCAACTGACATTAAAATTATTCACCAACAAACGAAATTATCATCAATATTTATCCAAAACAAATATTGAAGACGCTGAAAAAATACAAGTATTCTATGATAAAATTAAGAAATATAAATTCAGAATTCGAGAGATTTTTCTTAAATATTTAGATTGTCCTCATACACAAACTACGACTGATGTCGATGAAGAATTTGAACAATTATTTCGGGTTTTAATTAAACATTTTGATATGAAAGAATACGAGAATAAATGCGCAAGACACGGATATAATGAAACTGACAGTAGTAGTGATGAAGATGATGACAGGGAATTTAAGAAAGAAGAAGCCAAAGTTATGGAGCCGAATGTTTTAGAAGATTGTAGTGATGATTTTGCTTAAGGATTTTCGACAGGTTGAGTCGATGGTCGCAATTGAGTAATTTTAGAAGTATCTGCCGGACATTTTATGTCTTTTTGTTTATATTTAAAACACGCACCTGCAGAATCTTTATATTGAACAATATCGATATTATCAGGAGTTGGATATACGGTTATTTTCCGCATATCTGGCGCAACCGTATACACATATAAAATTCCAATCGCTAAACTGATAATAAAAACAGGGATATTAATATATTTTAGGATACCTGTTGTCATTTATTTATGATTTTTAGAGAGATATATTTTCTCTCTTACTACCAAATAAAAATGCTCGAAGACAAAAATAATATTTTGTATTTGATTCTATTGGTTATTGGCGCTTTTGTCCTTTATTTTATGAGAGGTACTAATCTTGGAAAAATGACAGGTGGCAACGCAACTAGTCATCATTGTGATAGTAATACTGGTGTATGTAAAGCATAGTATCCCCATATAGTATTAAACAGGATGACACAACGTGTAAACGATGGATCCTATTATTTTTTAAATAGAAATAATACAGATTATAATGTTGAACCATTTAGTACAACTGACCAACTCTATTTAGACGCTGGAACAACTGCTTGTACAGGGGTTAATCCAGATAATTATTGCAAACAAGCGACCCAATATAAGAATCACGTGGATGAATATAATGCTTTAGTAAATACAGGGAAAACAATGAGTGGAGCATATCAAGATGAACTTGTGTTTTATAATCGTGATGTCATGCATAATTATCATCTTGTTTTCGGTATTGCTCTTATGTTAGGAACCATTCATTATCTATCCAAATAAACCGTGTATAATATATATATCCAAAATGTCTAAAAATTTTTATGAAGTAGGGTATGGTGATAATAGTAATTATGTTTGGAAAGATAGTAATAATAGTGACGGTAAAACAATTTTTGAATTAGAACAGAATGTGATTCAGCGTTTAAATGAATATAACAAAGCATATTTCGATACGGGTTATTGTAAAGCATTAAAATCATCAAATAAACCGCCTGATAGCAAATGTTCGAGTTATAAACTTGCCAATGGTTCTTGGAATTCTTCCGTTAATATGGACTCCGTCTATTCAACAAATCTCGACAATGCGATTAACGATTTAAAACAAGTGTTAAATTCATCAAGTCTTCAGAAAGATGATATTAATAAATACAATAAAACAATAAATGACATAAACGACCTCGTTAAACAAATTAATGCAACGCGTTCTGAATATGACCCCAAACTCCAACAAATTATCGAGAATTCGAACCGAAGCAATTCGCAAAATGCCGTCGATTCTACCGTTTATGCCGGTATTGTTATCTCTATCGGTCTCGCGAGTCTCCTGTTTTTTGCGTTTGCGAAAGCCGATAGTATGAAATAACGGACAACTCGATAAATGAAATCGAAATAAAGGTTCTCACTTGTATATACTTACTTTATTCAAGTAAATATATGGATAGAAAATGGATTTCAAAGATATTTATCGCCTAACAATAACAAATCAAATCTTATCATTGTCCAACCAATATTTAAATAATAATGACCCGAATCTTATTATTTCCGGTATTGTTGTTTTTATTGCGTTGGCGTATACGTGGTTTGAAATTCAACCTGCGGATATTAAAAAACAATGGATAAACATTTTCCAAAATAGAATGCGAGAGATTTATTCTTATCAATCAAAAACTCATAAAAGCATTGTTTATATGCGTCCACATATCTTAACAACCACTATTGATTATACTAATGAAAAACAAAAAAGAACTCATACAAGTCTTAAATATCGTGCTCTTGTTGATTATTTAATGCGCAATCACTCGGATTCTATCAATGAATATCACGATTCTGTGAATTATATTCGGATTCGAGGTGAAAATGCGTCTTCATCCAATAATTATAATATCATGTTTATTCCAGGAAACGCTGATATTGAACTTGAAAATGAAATAATGTGTCGTGTTCAATATAAAATATCAGATGAACGTGTTAATGATTCTGAAACCTATTTTTCTCTGTTTGAATTATATATCAATGAACCGAATAAAACAAATGTTATTTTTGATTTTTTGAAACAATGCGAACAAGAATATGTAGAACGTAGAACCAATGATGATAAAAAATATGGACAGAAGATTTTCGAATATACTAAGAAAGATTCGAATCAAGATGATTACGATGACGATGATGGTTTAAAAAATGGATATCAAATGTATCGTTTTAAAAGTAATAAATTCTTGGATAAAAACGTATTCTTCGAAGGAAAAGAGAAAATGATTGCTTATGTAAGTCAATTTATTAATGATGAATCGGCTCAAAAACGGGCTGAAGAAGAATATATGCGTTCCGGTGTAACCTTTAAAGCAGGAATGTTATTCTATGGTGTCCCTGGTTGTGGAAAATCAACAACAATTAAAGCAATTTTAAATATGACAAAACGAAATGGTGTTTACCTGAATTTAAATAGGATTAAAACTTGTTCTGAATTTTCTTCTATATTTCGTTCTGGGAAAATCAATGGTATCCAATATCATTTGAATGAATTGTGTTTTATTATTGAAGATTTCGATGCCAATCATTGTTCTGTCCTGAAACGTCGCGACTTAATTGAAGATGATGAATTTTGTGTTTTGGAAGAAGAATATATTCAAGATATTAGTGGTCAGTCACCTTTACAAAATGGATTGAATGAAAAAGATGTGGAATTAATTAAAAGATCGGGAAACTTATTTCCAAAAAATTCGAAATTAGGAAAACTATTTCGTGCCGTGTCGAAAACAATGCCAACTGAACCTATAAATTGTAAAAAGAATGAGAAAGATGATACATTAACATTAGAATGTGTTTTGAATGTATTGGATGGTGTGATTGAACTCCATAATGCGATGTTTATTTTTACTACGAATCATCCGGAAACAATTGACCCAGCATTATTGCGACCCGGACGTATTGATTATCAACACGAATTCCGACGTGCTTCGAAAAAAGTATTACGAGACATGTTTCAATTTAAATTTGAATTGGATAATGACACGATGGCGACACTTGATTTTGATTCTTTTGAAGATGAAGTTATGACACCGGCTGAAATACAATCGAAGATGTTTTTGTATAAGAAGACGGAATATAGGGAATGTTTCGAGGCCCTATGGGGTGGGGAACCTAAGGTTCCCATAAGATGTGCGCCGTGTAAACTGGCGCACATCGAAAACCCCCTCCTCTGATTTACACCTTTTTACATTTCAAACGCCGATTTTTATGTAGGTCATTCTATATAAAAATTTATTTATATTGCTTCTTAATTTTTCTTGTTTTATTTTTTGATACATATTTTTCTGGTCTTTCATAAGCACCTTTAAATGGTAAATGTTCCTATAATTGACGTTAACAAGATAGTGGGGAAATACTTGGATGAATTATATAACATCACACAAGAAGAAGAAATTATTGTTGTTGGAGGCGGAACATTTTAGAAAGACAGAGAACTAACACAAGAAGGTTTTCCATCGTTACAAAATAGTGAGGGAGTATTTGAATGTTGGTACAAAATGGATGAATAAACTATAACACAATATATAATTACTTTATTTTGTAAGTATATATATATAGAACTATGCAAGCAACAGAACCGGAGGCAACAGCACCACCACCACCACCACCACCAGCACCAACAGCAACAGCACCACCACCACCACCACCGAAGCTAATCAAACTCAGCCGGAAATATAATGCTAGTATGCTACAAGAGATCAGTACATTACAATTACGTAAAAGAAATCAGCGGCTAGGAGCCATAACTTCCTTTGATAACGAAGGTCAGCCACTTAACCACGAACAATTCGCTTTGTTGTTACAATTCTTACCACAAATGGAGAAATTAAAGTTATTTTTCATAGATGTTGTGCCTAGGCCTAACACGACCGAAACGGAAAGAATGATGAATGTCTTATGTAACTTATGTAATTTAAAAGAATTAATGATTGAAGGAAGAAACGTACAGCTGGAAAGAATACCTGATGAAATAGGTAACCTGACGAGCCTTAATGTACTATTTATAACGCTGACCCCAGATAGCCAAGACATTTCAGAAAACTTGTATAACCTAACAGAACTTAGGGAGCTTAGAATTAGGCAAGGTTCTTATGAAAGGTTATCAGACAACATAGGAAACTTAACCAATTTGTATTCGTTAAATGTTCTGTATAATGAAGGTATACAAAGGTTACCCCCAACAATAGGTCAGTTAACTAAATTGGAGGACTTAAGGTTACTACAAACGAACATAGAAGTTCTACCTGATAGCATTACGAATTGCACGCGTTTAATTTGTTTACGTATAGTTGAAACAGCATTATTGCGGCTTCCAGAAAACATTGGGGTATTGACAAATTTAGAGGAATTGATGATAGTAGACACAGCAATAGAAACATTGCCTGAATCTCTTACGCAACTGATAAACATACAGGCGTTTATCATAAGAGACAACCGAAATTTGCCAGGTGCAATTTTTCAAAGGGAACCGTTTAGACCTTTTATTGCAGGACTTAGAGAACGCATTGGAATAGATGCTAGTCGCCTTGATATTACAGGAAATACCGGTGCTATGGTTCAAGTACATCCCGGTCAAGCAGATCAAGGTAGGGCATATGAGGTCCATAATGCGTTTGACGTTATTCGATTTAATGAATTAGTCAAAATAATAAGTCCAGATGATGCTAA